CGACAAGATGGATGGCACGGGGCCTTCTGGAATCACGATCAATACGGCGTTGACGCAGATCTTCGTGATCGACTTTGAGTGGTTGGGCGTAGGCCGCGTTCGCTTCGGCTTCAATGTGGGCGGCGTGACCTACTACTGCCACGAGATGCTCAATGCGAACTCGCTCTCGGTGGTCTACATGCAGATCCCCAATCTTCCGGTTCGCTACGAGATTTCTAACGACGGGACGGGGCCTGCGTCGACTATGGTTCAGATTTGCTCCAACGTGTCGTCCGAAGGCGGTCAGGCCGCAATCGGCACCACGTTTAGCAAGAACCGTGGAACCACAGCCTTAACTACGCTTAACGATACGAACGTATATCCGATCATCGCCATTCGTAGGCAAGCAGCTTATCCATTTGCTTCGGTGCAGCCGATCGCCGTGGATATTGTTTGCACTTCGACTTCGTTCTTTAACTGGGCGCTAGTGCTCAACCCCACCATCGTGGGAACGGCGTTGTCCTGGTCTGCGGTCACCAACTCGGTCTGTGAAACGGCTACCACGACGACCAACGCAACCACCATTACTGGGGGAACATACCTGCACGGTGGCACTGGGACCGGAACGATCAACGACGAAATGAGCTCGTTGCAGAATGAGTCCAACATGACGTTGGGTAGGACGATTGCAGGGACCGAAGACATCATCGTTCTGGCGGCACAGCGCATCACAGGAACCACTGAACCGTTCTACGGCACCATTAACTGGCGGGAAGAGTATTGAGCCGATGAGCGAACGAGCACCCAAACGATACAGCGACGGCTCCCTGAGTTTCGAGGGCGGTATGGACTCGGGCAGGGCTCCGTCCTTGATCGGTCGCAATCAGGTCTCGTTCGCGGTCAACGCCACCATGCGAGGGGGCTTCCTGACGACTCGACCCGGGTGGTCGCAGCTTCCGTTCGCCAACCTGAGCGGCATCTTCCAGGTCGCACTTCCCTATCTGTCGGACACAGGCAAGCCGTATCTGATCTGCCTGATCGGCGGGATCACGTATGCCTACGACTTGGTCGAGAAAACGTGGTTGGATCTCACAGCCTCCGACACGACGCTGCGAAACGCAGACGATCTTCTGACGGGCTGGATGGTTCAGGCTGAAAACTTCGTCGTCATCCAAGACGGCCGCAGTCGTCCATTGATCTACGACGGCGGGGTTCTGCGTAGAGCCAAGGACGATGAGATCAAAGTTGGCAGGATGATGAAGTATGTTCAGGGCAGGATCTGGTATGCCCTGGAGAACGGTTACTCCTTCCGCGCCACAGACCTAGTTTATGGGGACGGCACCCGCGCCAGTGTGCTCAAGGAAACGGAGAACACGTTCTTGAACGAAGGCGGTGACTTTGCCGTGCCGTCAAACTCTGGAGGCATCACGGCCCTGGCAGTTCCTGGCACCTTGGACACAGCGTTGGGTCAGGGTCCCTTGCTAGTGTTCACGCCTAAATACGTTTTCAGCATCAACGCTCCTGTGGACCGAACGGTGTGGAAGGATCTCACCTACCCCATCCAATCCATCAGTCAGATCAGCAACGGTGCGTTGGGTGCGCGGTCTACGATCACCATCAACGGTGACGTTTTCTACCGATCGGTGGACGGCATCCGATCGTTCATCGTGGCGCGTCGAGACTTTGGGACCTGGGGCAACACCCCGATCTCTAGCGAAGTCGATCGCATCGTCGGCTATGATACGACCGAGTTGCTGCAGTTCGGAAGCGCCGTGCTGTTTGACAACCGAATGATGATGACCGCATCCCCGGTCTACCGAGACACAGGGGTGATCCACAAGGCCCTTGCGGTTCTTGATTTCGATCTGATCTCCGGTCTCAAGGAGAAGCTGCCGCCGTCGTGGGACGGCATCTGGACGGGTCTTGACATCCACCAGATCCTCAAAAGCCAGACGGCAATGGGGGACCGATGCTTCGCCTTCACACGCGGATGCGACGGCTACATCAAGCTGTGGGAGCTCTTGCCGGGGAGCCGCAACGACGTGGGCCTGGAGTCCTTCCACCGCATCCAATGGGCGTTCGAGTCCAAGGCTTTCAACGCGGAGACTCCGTTTGGATTGAAGCGATTGGACTCTGGCGACATCTTCATCGACCAGCTCTACGAACCCGTCGAGTTCGGCGTGTGGTTTAGGCAGGATCAGTATCCGAGCTGGACGTATTGGAACGGCTGGAGTGAGTGCGCGGTTACAACCAACTGCGTGCCCGTCAATGGCTGTTTGCCGATCTCCAGTCCGCAGCCGCAATACCGCACCAAGATGCGCCTGCCGTCCCCGAGCAACGATTGCAGCGAGGCGTTGCAAGTGCCGTTGCGGGACCACTACGAATTGCAGATGCGGGTTGCTGTGACGGGTTATTGCCGCGTCAAAAGCGTTCGCGTCCACTCCTACGATGTCTCCGAACCGATTGTTGGGGATTGTCGACCGGACGGGACCTGCACGTCCTTGATGGTTTGCGACATCGATCCCCTGAGTTACACAGCACCCAACACGTGCGATAGCTCGGGGGATCGAACCCCAGGTAGCAGCCCTCCCGGTGGAGGCGGGACTCCCGGCGATACGGACAACGGAACCACCCCTGCGGAGCCTGGGGTCGGAGTTCCTCCAGGGTCTACCACTATTGACGACGGACCTCCGAGCAGTGGCGGCGTTGACTTCGAGCCTGATCAAGACACGGGTGGCGACGGTGTTGTTCGGTCTCCGGACGGCCCAGGGCCTACTCCCGGCGGTGGCGGATCCGGTGGTGGCGGGACTCCTGGCGAACCCCCAGAGCCTCCCGACGAAGGCGGCGGTAACGAGCCTCCTGAAGGCGGTCCTGGAACAGGGTTGTTCTACCTGTCGGTCACATACACCAACAACTCCACGTGTCCTGCAACCTACGTCACCTGCTACATCCCTGGCTACCAACCCACGGGTCAGCTGGACATTCTCTCTAACGGAGGAACCTCGACGCAGAGTGGGATGGATCAGCCCTACACAGATTACGAAGTTGGGCTCACCACGTTCACGCAAGAGTTCCTCGACAACTGCAACAGCGGGGCCTACTCAGGCGATGTCACGGAGGTCATCACGTCCACCGTCTACCTGTGCATCACGGGAGAGAACCCCGACACAGGGGAGCAAGATTGCGCCAACGGATCCTGCACGACCACGAACCCACCGCTGCAACTCGGGGACGTTGCGGATTCCATCGCTACCCAGTTCACCGCAGGGACGGCGGGAACTTTGTCGGACCCGTTTGTCGTGAGCCTACCATCCTCCTAAACTTATGTCGCTACCCAACACAGTCATCACGCTGACCCCTCCGACACTCGGGACAGGGTATTGCCCTTCCAGCTATCAGGTCCTGGTGGACGACGTCATCTCGGGCACCGTTGCGACGTTCAACAGCGACGTGGGCAACAGCTTCTTCAACACCGGGGGGACGCCTTCTGCCGCCAACCAGATCTACCCATGGCTTGATTCGGACGGCAACTGGTGGACCTATGCTGGGTCCTATTGGCGACGAATCAATCCATCCCCGGCATCGGGCAACGAGCGCAGGATCTGGGTCGGATCCCTTGTAGACCTGAGGTCCTATGACGGAGGAGACGGCACGGCGACAACGCCCTCGACCTACGTCGGAGCCATGTGGGAAGAAGACACGGCGATGACGGCCAAGTTCCCTGTGGGTGTGGGGGCCTTTGCTGCGGCAGGAACGGTCTCGGTGACGGGCACGCAAACAAGCACGGGCACCATAGGCGAAGATCGCCACGTCCTGCTCAAGTCTGAGCTCCCGGCGCACACGCATTCGGTGACGTCCTTGGGTAACTTGGACATCAACGGCGGCAGCACTCGGACGCTTTATGGTGGCGGTGCGGAGTTTACGGGATCCTCAGACACAGGATCTGTGGGAACAGACGTCGCCCACAATAACTTGCCGCCGTTCTACGGGGTCTATTTCATCAAGCGAACCGCCCGAGTCTACTACACAAAATGAAACTGACCGTCAGCCAAGTTGCACCCCTTGTCGCCCAGGTGACGGGAGTCTGTGAAACCAACACCAAGGTTTACAGCTACATCAATCAGGCGTGTCGCAGGCTTTTGCACTCGGGCCTATGGGCAGGGTGCTACGGTCGTTTCACCATCTACCCTAGCAGCGGCTGCATCACATGGCCTCGGGCCATCGAGACCATTGAGTCGGTGTCCACTTGCTGCGCCATGGGGACTGTCCGCAACCAGTGGTATGAGTTCCAGGAGGCTGGGTATGGTTTGCTCGACTCCGACCCCGAGGGTGTGGGTCAGCAGTTGGTAGATCGCGGAACCGTGTGCGCCTACCGCGACATGTCGGGGGAGCTCGACAGCTACATCCGCGTCTATGCCGGGGATCTTTCAGACATCGGCCGAACCATCACCTTGCAGGGCTACGATCAAAACGGGACGTGGATCCGTACCCAAGTCAACGGGGTGTGGATTGACGGAGAGATGCTCACGCTGGCGGCAGGCTACGTGCAGAGCACCAAGAAGTTCACGGCTTTGACCGGGGTGCAGCGGCAGACCACCAACGCAATCTCCCGGCTCTACGAATACAACGTCACCTCGGGAGCCGAGACCGACATCGCCGTCTATGATCCCGATGAGATCCTGCCCGAGTATCGCCGCAGTTTCCTGACCAACTGGTGCTCCGAGCATCCTTCGGTT